ACGCCGGTGCTTTCAGTCGTGGTCGTGGGATTTCCAAATGCCATAGCCAAAATATAGCCGATAGCATTCACATCCAGGGGCACAACAATTTCACCGCCCACGTTGACATTGCCTAAAATAGGCTCCACCGGGTCGCGGCGTCCCGTCAAGGTCTGTGGAGAGGTCATATTCTGCTCTGCCGATACAGTGCAACTGTTAAACGGAAGAGTTTTTACTTCCGGGGTGGAAGGGGTTACGCCTAATGTGGCCTCACGTACAAACCCCAATTGGCTGTACACACCAATAGCTTGTCCCATTTAGTTTTCACCTCCAATTAAAGTTCTTCTTGGTAATCCGTCCCTAACGTTTGGTAGATGCGCCAGGTAAGTTCCATCCTTCCTACCCAATGTTTAGTATCGAGCGGGTACGGTCCTTCCGTGTCGCATCGTGCCAACGGGCGATTACGTTTATTTTCGTCATTAAAAATCGTTTCGATAAGCGTCATAAATTTTGCGCCTACATCGTATACGTCAGGCATCAGGACTCCGTGCTCATCTATAAACGTTTCATCCGCAGACACACCGATAAATGCCGTCAGTCTGTATTCGCAAAACTCAATATGCTGGCCTTCCTTTTTTTTGAAGTCCGTCAGGACGATATACGGGCAATCCGTTACAACAGGAATGACCTTGCGGGAAAAATCCCCGACAAAAATCTTTAACGCTTGTCCAAAGTGCTCTTCGGTAAATTCCTGTATGTCGTTATCATCTCGTATAAACGCCCCCAACCGGATAAGCGTTTCGGAAATATCCAAATTCTGTAACATGTCAATACACTTTGTACTTTCTTCTCGCTTTTTTTGAGTACATAACATTTTCAGATATGCGCTCGTTTAATTTGTTCTGAACATACGGCGCAATGTCAGGCTCCAGTTTTCCCGCCATCGGCTCAAAGAACGGACGGTCCGGCAATACAATATATTCAGTATCTTTGGACAGTGGGAACCCCGCCTCCCTGAACTTTTTGCGGATTTCATTGGTAACTCTGGTTTTGAAACCAAATTCCTGTTTCCGTCCATACGCTGCCGAAGTCCTGCTTGTCCAGCCGATACGCAAAACACCGTTATCATATTGATAACCAATCGCCTGTGTCATTCGTCCATACCACTGTTTAGCGGCGGAACCACCGCCTAAAGCGGCTCTGACTCCATATGGCCTGCGTTCTGTGAACGTGGAACCGGCAGGTGAACCGCTCCGCACTCCTTTTTTGATTTCCTTCTGTAAAAACCAGCCTAAACTTTTCGCTATGCTTTTCAGCGATCTTTTGTGATTCGCCGCCAGGCGTTCAAAAAGCGGGCCAATTTCATCGGTTACGTCAATCTCAATAAAATTATCCATTTTATCTGCGTCCAAACGCTCTTGTGTTCTTTACCGCAAACACAAGGTACAGTGATGCGGGGACATCGTGCATGATAATTTGTGCTGCACTGTATTCCGTGCCATTGTAAACAATGGTGTCGCCCTCTTGAGGCTCTGCGATGCCGCCGTTGTCCGGGTCATCGCAGACGGAAAAATACGCAATGTCCGCCAAATCCGCATGTTCAATGGATGTCGCCGCATCGTTCCAATCCGGGCGGGTTTGGGATGCCCCGATTTCCACGATAGCGATTATCTCTTGCCCGTTGTAGGTTATGGATTCGCCCGAACGGGCAAGAGAGAAAAATGCTTTACGCGATACCCTGCGTTGCGCTTCCAAAACGCTCACGATTAGCCGCCAGTACCAGCGGCGGCAGCCGGAACAGCGATACGTTCGTTGATTTTCACGAGAACGGAAGTAGCGGCAGACGCGGCGGTTTCCCATACAACGCCGTTGGAAGTCGAACCCGCAGAAGTTGCGGTTGCGGTCGGCAGATGGGTCGTGCCGTCAACCGCTACGGTTACAGGCGTGCCCTGATTCAGTGCGCTGCCGGACGCTTTGGCAAATTCAAATACACCTTCTACATCAACAGCAACAACATCGCCGCTCTTTCCAGCGGCGCGGCTTACGCCGATCATATTGTCGCCGATAGATACCAGTGCATGATAGCCGGTATCAGCAGCTAATGTTACTTTCATCTGCTTACCAGGCTGTACAAAACTAACTGCCATGATATTTTCCTCCTTCTGTAAGATTAAGAAATATTGGTGCCTGCATTCTTAACGAACGCACGATAATCAATCAGGTTGAATCCCCAATCCATCCAATACTGGTAATCAATACCCAGGCTGTTCTGCGGGGTTTCAATACGGCTGGAAGGTCTGTCCTGATTGTTCAGGGTGGTAAATTCAATGCCCGCATACTCTTTCGGGTCAGCAACCGCATAATACGGCTTGCCGGACAGGTACGGGGTAGTAATCAGATTCATCTTGTCGCGCATTACGTTGGCGACGCCAGCGTGAGCCGCTGCCGGGTCTGCAACAGACACTAACAACTGCTCGTGCTGCAGGGCGTAATCTTCGGATGCAACAAGGAACCTCGGATATACGCCGACGAAGGCTTTTTTCTCAAAGTCCTTCTGATTGCGCATCAGCTTACGCATCTCTGCATAGGCCGCAGCGGTGATGGTTAACGCAGTAGATACCAGGTTTGCGTGCGTAGTGGTGTCGTATGTAATACCGCTCTGCAACATGGTAAAGAACTGCTTTTCCTGCAAACGGCGGAAACCGGCGGACTGCATACGAATGGCCTGTACTACTTCACCGAGAGAATCGTTGATGAAAATTTCACGGGTGAAAGAAATTGCCTTGCCGTAAGTCGCGATGCTTACAGCAACCTTTTCATCCGCCATTTCCTGATATTTGAACTCGCCGGATTCAGGTGCCATCAGTTCAGGTTCGCCATCCAGCCCGATGCGATAACGACGTGCAGGTTTGAAGTCTTTATTAGAACCTTTAGTTACCAGGTTCAGGAACACGGCCGGGTGTTCTTTGTAGGCTTTCATCATGGTTTTGTTTGCAAAATCATCAATGACGCCTGCAAACTGTTCGGAACCCATAGCGCGGGTATGGCGGCTGAACATGGCATTAAAGACTTCATCATGGGACATGTGCCGGAGTTCCCTCTCGGACATGCCGCCGCTGATCAGGCAGTCCTCCGCAATCGTGCGCAGCGAACCATTGCGGTATTCGTTTGCGCCTTCCACAGCTTCTTTTTCGTCGATGATGCCATAATGTAGAGCCAGTCCGTTTACCGCCCTTTCAATGAATTTTTCACCGGCATCTTTTCCCGGAGTCACTTTGGCCGGGGTCTGCCTTTTGGCCATATCTTCCAGAATGATTTCCCGTACTTTTTCTACGGTGCATTCTGCGTCTTTAACGTACTCGTCCACTTTGTCGGCAGGTACGTTATGCTTGCGGCAAACATCCAGAATGCTCGCCACGCGCTGCCGTTCCGCTTTTACGGCATTTTCGGCTGCTTCTCTTTTTGCGTTTTCATCCATCGCAGTTTCCTCCTTTACGGTTTCAATTTCCATTTCTTTATTTTCCAAATCCCTGCCAACACCACAATCCGGGTCTGCCGGACAGGATACAATGGACACCTCGAACGGCTCCCATTTGTCCGTAATATCAACAGTGCGGTCATACTTCTTACCGAGGTATGTGCTGCCTTTTAATACACGGATGGTGTTCAACCTGCGGTAGCCAACGGATACGCCCTTTAAGCTGCCACTTAACACTTTTTTGAAAATCTTTTCGGATTCATCGTCATTGTCAAAAACGACTTCTGCCGATACCCGCTTTTCAGCAATGGTAACTTTGTCTACCCTGCCAATTACCGCATCCCGGTTATGGTTAAACAGGACTGGCATTACGCCATTTTTGAACCGGGTCAGGTCAACGTTTTCCTTTTCGCAAAGGCATTTTTCCGGCACGAACCAGTTATCGCACAATGTTTCGGTCATAAATGTAAACTTGACGTGGCGGCTTTCCTGATCGACGCCATCAACGGAAATTTCCCGCACGGCGTACTGTTTAATCTTCGTCTTTGTCGTCGTCATTGTTTTTGTCTCCTTTATCTTCCTTTTCGCTCGTAGCGAAGTTCAGTGTAACTCCCTGACTTTCAGCGTATTTATGGACTTCTGCCATTTCGTCGATGCGTTCCTTCCAGTCAACCCCCTGCTCGGCACAGTAAGACTGAAAACTTTTGCCGCCGTTGCCCAAATTGATAGAATTTGCCTCCGCTTCTTTTTTCGGGTCAATCCAGCCCAATGAAGGGGCCAACCAAACAGCTTTGTAATAATGCCGCTCGTTTGGATTAAACCCTGTACCGTCAAGTAACCCTGCCAGATAGCAGATGTCAACGAAACGTTTGTACAGGGGACGCAGGAAGTATTCAATTAACTCCTTGCGCATCAGCTTATAGGTCACTTCGTCTGCCAACAGGTTTTGCCGTGCGGACGAATAATTTACACGTTCCACGTTGCGGCTTGTGCTTTCCAGTGACAACCCCTGCGCTGCCGCAATTTTCCGCATCTGCAACGGCTCGTAGTTTCCTACCTCCGCCGCCTGCCCGGAAGGAATTAACGTGCTTGCTTTTTCGCCCGGAGCCAAATACTGTATCC